ATGGTGGTAATGATGCTCAGGATCTGAGCGGCTTCTTTGAAAATCCAATCATGGTAGGTTTCTGATGAAGAAAAGTAAGCAGCCGGGCAAGGTAAAAAGTGCCTTGCTCAACTGGCTGGGCGTGCCCATCAGCCTGACTACCGGATCGTTCTGGCAGGAGTGGTATGGCACGAGCAGCAGCGGCAAGGTGGTCACGGCAGATAAGGCGATCCAACTTTCGGCCGTCTGGGCCTGCGTCCGGCTTCTGAGCGAGTCGGTGTCCACGCTGCCGGTTAAGATTTACACCCGACAGGCAGATGGCTCGCGCAAGCTGGCGCAGAACCATCCGGTATACCAGGTGCTTTGTCGCCGTCCCAATCTGGAAATGACGCCGTCCCGGTTCATGCTCATGGTGGTGGCCAGCATCTGCCTGCGCGGAAATGCCTTTGTCGAGAAGCTGTTTATCGGCAATAAGCTGGTGTCGCTGGTGCCACTGCTGCCCCAGAACATGGTGGTGAAGCGGCTTGATACCGGGCGGCTGGAATACACGTACACCGAGGATGGCAAGAAACGCGTTATTCCCGAAAAGAACCTGATGCACATCCGTGGGTTCGGCCTCGATGGTGTCTGCGGCATGATGCCAATGATGACGGGTCGTGACGTGATCGGCGCGGCGATGGCCGTCGAAGAGTCAGCTGCAAAGATTTTCGAAAATGGCCTGCAAAGCTCGGGCTTTCTTTCAGCTGACCAGGCGCTTGATAAGGATCAAAGAGAGCGACTTCGGGGCTATATGCAGGCTTTTACCGGGTCTAAAAACGCCGGAAAAATTATGGTTCTTGAGGGCGGGCTGAAATATCAGAACGTCACCATGAACCCGGAAGCGGCGCAGATGCTGGAAAGTCGCTCATTCAGCATTGAGGAAATCTGCCGCTGGTTCCGCGTGCCGCCGTTTATGGTCGGCCACACCTCGAAGCAAAGCAGCTGGGCGTCGAGCCTGGAGGGGATGAATCTTCAGTTCCTGACCCACACGCTGCGCCCGCTGCTGGTGAATATTGAGCAGGAGATTTCCCGCTGTCTGCTGAATGGTGAAGAGGACCTCTTTGCCGAGTTCTCGGTAGAAGGCCTGCTGCGCGCCGACAGTGCTGGCCGGGCGGCGTACTACACCAGTGCGCTGCAGAACGGCTGGATGTCCCGTAACGACGTGCGCCGCCTGGAGAACATGCCACCGATTGAGGGCGGCGATCTTTATACGGTGCAGCTCAACCTGACGCCGCTTGAAGACCTGAAGCAAAACAGCCAGGCAGCACAGGCTTTCGCGCTGCGACAGGTCCATAACCACGTATTCCCCGACATCCCCTTCGAACAGTCCCCGCTGAAACAGGCGGCTTAGGAGTATCCATGACGATTAAAAGCCTTCCGGCTGCGCCGGAGGGGCGACCTTTTGCGCGCGAAAAACCTGATCTGCCAGCTGCGGCAATGGAGCGCTGGAACGGTGGCATCCGCGCCGCCCGGGACGGTGACAACAGCATTTCTATCTTCGACGTGATCGGCGCTGATTTCTGGGGGGAGGGGGTGACAGCCAGCCGCATTGCTGGTGCGCTGCGCTCCCTTAATGGCGCTGACGTAACGGTCAACATCAACAGCCCCGGCGGCGACATGTTCGAGGGCCTTGCGATTTATAACCTGCTGCGCGAGTACGAAGGCAGGGTCACTGTGAAGGTGCTGGGCCTGGCAGCGTCGGCGGCGTCGGTCATCGCGATGGCCGGTGACGACGTGCAGATCGGGCGCGGTGCATTCCTGATGATCCACAACTGCTGGGTCTATGCGATGGGTAACCGTCACGACCTGGCGCAGATCGCCGCTGACATGGAGCCGTTTGATAAAGCCATGAGCGATATCTACCAGGCACGCAGCGGTCTTGATGCCGCCACCGTCGAAAAGATGATGGACGGCGAAACCTATATTGGCGGCAGTGACGCGGTGGCGAAAGGATTTGCTGACAGCCTCCTCTCCGCTGATGAAATTGCTGACGACGACGACAGCCCGGCGGCGGCGCTGCGCAAGCTTGATGCGCTGCTGGCCAAAACCGATACGCCGCGCTCTGAGCGTCGAAAACTTCTTAAAGCCTTATCCGGCAGCAAGCCAGGCGCTGCTGCCATCCCTGAAGGTACGCCGGGCGCTACCGAAGAAATCAACCCTGACAATATCAAACAACTTGAAGACGCCCTGGCGGCGTTCGGCCAATAAGGAAAGACCATGTCTGAAGTTAACGAATTACTGAAAAAAGTTTCTGCGAAGCTGGAAGAAGTTTCCGGCACTTTCAGCCAGAAAGCCGAGGACGCGCTGAAGGAGGCTAAAAGCTCTGGTCAGCTGTCTGCGCAAACCAAAGAGGCAGTGGATAAAATTGCCACTGAACACAATGCGCTGAACGATGCGCTTAAGTCGCTGAAATCTTCAGTAGGTGAAATTGAGCAGCAGGTAGCTCAGATGCCACTGGCCAGCGCTGCAAAAATTATCGAGACCGTCGGCCAGACCGTTATCAGCAGCGAAGCACTGAAAGCATTCGCGGCAAGCGTGGAAGGCGGTAAGCGCGTCAGCGTGCCTGTGAACGCCGCGTTGATTTCCACGGATGTCGCCACCGGCGTGGTTGAACCGCAGCGCCTGCCGGGTATCGACACCGCACCGAAACAGCGCCTTTTCATCCGCGATCTGATTGCTCCGGGCCGCACCTCGGCGCCAGCCATCTTCTGGGTGCAGCAGACCGGATTCACCAATGCGGCGAAAGTCGTGCCGGAAGGCACCGCCAAGCCGTACAGCGATATCCAGTTCGCCACGCAGATCACTCCGGTCACCACCATCGCGCACATGTTCAAGGCGTCCAAACAGATCCTGGATGACTTCGCGCAGCTGCAGTCCACTATCGACGCCGAGATGCGTTACGGTCTGAAGTATGTCGAAGAGCAGGAGATTCTCTTCGGCGATGGTACCGGCGCGCACCTGAAAGGCATCGTCCCGCAGGCGTCTGCTTATGACGCTGCCTTTACTGTTGAGCAGCAGAACGGCATCGACGATCTGCGCCTCGCAATGCTGCAGGCGCAGCTGGCGCGCTTCCCGGCTTCCGGCCACGTCCTGCACTTCATCGACTGGGCGAAGATTGAACTCACCAAGGACACGCTGGGCCGCTATATCCTGGCGAACCCGGCGGCCCTGACCGGGCCAACCCTGTGGGGCCTGCCGGTTGTGGCTACTGAAGCAGCAGCATTCCAGGGCAAGTTCCTGACTGGTGCGTTTAACGCAGCGGCGCAACTGTTCGATCGTGAAGATGCCAACGTGGTTATCTCCACCGAGAACGCCGACGACTTCGAGAAAAACATGATCTCAATTCGTTGCGAAGAGCGTCTGGCGTTGGCCGTGAAACGTCCGGAAGCGTTTATCTACGGTTCCTTCACCGTGCCTGCTGCTGGTGGCGGTGCGTAAAACTTAATGGCGGCCTGCGGGCCGCTTTTCTTTTCTCTTAAAGGAGACAGCCATGAAGCTGATCGCTATCAAGCCTATCTACTTTGAAGGCAGTGTGCTTACTGAGGGCACCGAGTTTGAGACTCTGGAGCAACACGGCCGCGACCTTCTGGCCAGCGGTTACGCTCAGGAGCCTGGCGAGAAAAAGCCGGATCCGGATAAAGAGCAAAAGCCGAAAGGGAATGGCAAGGCCAAATAAGGAGCGGGCATGCTGACCAAAGAGCAGGTTAAAACACACTGCCGGATCGATGCCGACAGCATCGAAGAAGATGCCTGGATCGAAATCAGCATCAAAGGGGCGGCCCGGTACGTTCAGAACTGGACCCGCCGCCGGCTTTACGAAAATGCAGCGGATCCACTGTACCTGCTTGACCCTGACGCACTGCTTTATGGTGAAGATATCGAGATGGCCATGCTGATGCTTATTGCTCACTGGTACGCAAACCGGGAAGCAGTAATCACCAGCGGTACCTCTTCAACCGTTGATCTGGCCGTTGAATCGTTGCTTCAACCGTACCGTATTTATGGTGTCTGAGGGCAATTTATGACCTGCAGTGGATGCGCCGCCCGGCGCGAGTGGCTAAAAAACTGGATGAAAATCGCCTATGAACGAGCAACAGGTAAGCCAGCTGCTGGCAGCAATGGCAGCCCAGACAGCAGCGATGAACCGACTGGCGGAGTCAAACGAGGCTCTGACGGCGGGGATCTACCAGTCAATGGTAGTGGAAGAGAGTGATGCTGAACTTCCACAGCATACTTACCTCAGCGGCAAGCCCAGGGGGTGATCATGCAGGCGGGGAAGCTCAATAAACGAATCACACTTCAGAAGCCTGTTAAAACGCAAAGCCCGGTTACCGGCGCGGTAGTTAATGGGTGGGCTGACCAGGCCGAGCTGTGGGCTAACGTTACCGATTTGTCTGCGCGCGATTTTGTGGCCGCGCAGGCGGAACAGAGCGAGGTAACCACACGGATCACTATCCGCTGGCGTGATGATGTCACGGATAAGCACCGCATTCTTTACCGCGGGCGCGTTTACGATATTCAGGGTGTACTGGAAGACGATAAAAGCGGCCGGGAATATCTGACGCTGCCCTGCTCAAGAGGGGTTAACGATGGCTGACGGCGTTGATTTCAGCATTATTGGCGTTGAGGCTTTGCTCGGTAAGCTGTCATCGGTCAGTGACGATCTGCGTCGTCGTGGCGGGCGGGCTGCACTCCGGCGCGCCGGTAACGTGATTGTCGAAAAAGCGAAAGCGAACGCCGCCAGGATTGATGACCCGTTAACAGGCCGCAGCATTGCTGCCAACGTGGCGATGCGCTGGAACGGCCGCCTCTTCAAAACCACCGGCAATCTGGGTTTTCGGATTGGCGTTCTTCACGGTGCAGTCCTGAAAAAAAATCCTGATCTCGGTGAGAATGCGCCGACGCCACACTGGCGACTGATTGAGTTCGGTACCGAGAATGTGCGGGCGCAGCCGTTCATGCGCCCGGCGGCCGAAAGTAGCGTCGGTGAAGTGGTTAACGTATTTGCCACTGAATACGAAAAGGCCATTGACCGCGCCACCAAGCGCGCGGCGAAAAAAGGAGTGCCTCCATGATTGCGCCGATCTTTAGCGTCTGCGCCGCCAGCCCGTCGGTGGTTGCACTGCTGGGCGGCGACATGCTGCGCCTCTATCCGTTCGGCCAGCAGGATGACAACGTGGTCTATCCCTACGTGGTGTGGCAGAACGTCACCGGCTCGCCGGAGAACTATCTCGCGCAACGGCCCGATGTCGATTCGTTCACCCTGCAGGTTGATGCATATGCCGACACCGTGGACGACGTGATCGCTGTTGCCGCCGCGCTACGCGACGCTATCGAGCCGCACGCGTACATCACACGCTTGGGCGGGCAGGATAGAGACCCGGAAACAAAGCGCTACCGCTATTCCTTCGACGTTGACTGGATAGTTAAACGTTAACACATCAACACGCCGGCCTTGAGCCGGTTTTTTTATACCCGGAGATAACTATGTCAGTAGTGACTCAAGGCACGCAGCTCTTTGTTCTCGCTAACGGCGCTGTGAGCGAAGTGGAATGCATCACAGCATTTTCCCCAGGCGGAAACCCAGCCGACCAGATTGAAGATACCTGCCTTAGCGAGCGCAGCACGCGTACCTATAAAAAGGGTTTACGTACTCCGGCTGCGGCAACATTAACCCTTAACGCAGATCCAGCCAACGCCAGCCATCTTATGCTGCACAGTCTGGCTGAGTCTGATAATCAGCAGGATCTGACCTGGGCGGTGGGATGGGCTGACGGCGAGTCAGAGCCAACTGCAGCAACTGGTGCCGATCCTGATGCGGTAGATGGCCTGTCACTTCCAGACGACCGCACCTGGTTTGTTTTCAAAGGTAAGGTGACTGATTTCCCGTTCGACTTTGCAGCGAACACTGTGGTCGCCACTTCCGCTACGGTCCAGCGCTCAGGTCCTTCTGTTTGGGTACCAAAAGCGCAAGCTGGCAGTTAATTGATATGCGGGGTAAATCCCCGCAAACCTTAAGTATTCAAGGAGAATAAGTCATGCAGCTTACCCTCAATAATCTGAAAGAAGCTGGGGCTTTCACTGGCCGCCCAATTGAGAAGGAAATTACTTGGAAGCAGGGCGATGAAGAACTGACTGCTACTGTTTTTATCCGACCAGCGGGCTATCATGCTGCAACTCAGGGCATTCAGGCCAGCGCCGGTAAGATTGATGGCGTGGCTGGTTATATCGCGGCTGCAGTGTGCGATGAGGCTGGTAATCCCGTATTTACTGCGAAGGATATTACTGGTGAGGCCGACCCTGAACGCGGCGCCCTAGATGGTGCACTAACGGTGGCGCTACTGGTTGCCATTCAGGAGGTGAATGAGTTGGGAAAGACGACCTCACGGCTGAAGATGAAGTCTGGTGCGAGCTCGTCCTCAATGGCATCGGGGGAAGGACAATCGCAGAAGCTCAAGAGCGACTCAGCCTTAGAGAATTCCATCTCTGGCTCAGATACCGAAGCCGGTACGGTGGCCTAAATCCCATGATGAGGACAGAGTGGGGGGCCGCGATGGTCGCCTCAGTGGTGGCGAATGTCAATAAAGGAAAGGATACTCCTTCGTTCCGCGTCAGTGATTTTTCCCCTCACATTAACGAGCCTGCCATTTCTTTGGATCAGGCCATGCAGGAGTGGGCATAGGTTTACTTGCTCTGGGCGGAGGTAACTACACGAGGTAAATCGGGCATAACAACTATTCAGCCAAACCCGCTTAACTGCGGGTTTTCCTTCTGAGGTCGATTGAGATCAACAAATCGGCGTTTGCCGTTGCAGTAAAGAACTTTTTGGTTAAGATGTTTCCGATTGCAATCAAAGGGAACAATTAATGAAAAAGATTTTAGCTTTGGCGCTTGGAGCGCTTTTACTGTCTGGATGTACTGCTCCAGTTTACAATTACATTCCTCAGGAAAAGAGCTTTAGCGTTCCGCCATTGAATACTTCAACAACAACATATGTTGGCGAGGAAATGGTTAAACAAGGTGTAGACTCAAGTAGCGATGCTATTCACTTCGAGCAGTCTACGCAAATTGGTGAAAGCTTTTATTATGTTATCCCAGCAGGTGACTACGCTAAAGTCGGTCAAAAGGGAGACTCGGAGTTTTTCAGCGGAATCAATAGCCGGACTGGGGCAGTCATACCTTATAGGCCAATGATTAACGATCCTGTTAAAAATATTCAATTAAAAAACTCAGGTGAAATTTGCATCATCACCGTATTTAACGGGACAAAGTGCGATACAGGTAAATCCTACAGCAAGGTCAAACTGAATTCATCGGTTAAAAGCTCTTTCCAGCAGACGCTAATCTATAACGGAAAGGTTGGTAATAAAATAAATATTGGTTATAGGGAGTATTCGGATGGCTTGGCTCGCCCCGCCTTTTCGAATGAAGTTGAATATGATCTCTCTGAATCCAAAACAATTCGCTACAAGGGCGCGATACTTGATATCCTTGAAGCCAATAACCAATCAATAACTTTTAAGTTAACACGAAATTTCAACACGCAATAAAACCGTTGTTTCCTATCTAAACCCAGCTCAGGCTGGGTTTTTTTATATCTGGAGTTTACATGGCTGGCAAATCCCTGGGTACACTGACGATTGATCTGATAGCCAAAGTTGGAGGATTCGTTGGCGGTCTTAGCCAAGCTGAAAGAGCATCACAAAAATGGCGAAAGCAAGTCCAGGATGATGCAAAGGCAGTAGCAACAGCATTTACAGGATTTGCCACTGCGGCAAGCGCCGCTGCTGTTGGGGTGGGCGTTGCTGGGTTTAATCTTTTAAAAACAACATCAAAGCAAATTACTGAGACAGATCGCTGGGCTAAGTCGCTCAACATGTCCACACAGTCCTTGCTTGCCTGGCAGTACGCCGCTGAGAAAGCGGGAGTTTCTGGGGATCAGATGGCCGATATCTTCAAAGATATTGGCGACAAGATTGGTGATGCGGTACTAAATAAATCAGGCGAGGCGGTTGATGCGCTTAACGCCTTAGGCCTGTCCGCAAAAAAACTGGCCGGAGAGTCCCCCGATAAGCAGCTGCTGGCCATTAGTGATGCGCTGGGCAAGATAAATACCAATGCTGAAAAGACAACAATTCTTGAGAGCCTTGGGAATGACCTATCCAAGCTGCTTCCGCTTCTTGATCAGGGTGGCGAGAAGCTTCGCCAGTATATGGATGCGGCCAAGAAATTTGGCGTAGCGCCGAATGATGCTGATATTGAGAAACTGGTCAAAGTTAACTCCTTGTTTGAAGACATGGAGACGCAAGTAAATGGCGTAAAAATTGAAATTGCTACCGGCCTGGCAAACGTTGATTTGTCGGGACTCCAGAAATCCATCACCGATATGGGTAATGTATTTAAAGACCCGGCGGTGATTCAGGGAATAACAGATCTGGTTGGCGGAGTGGTTGACCTGGCAACATGGCTTGTAAAGGTAGGGGCTGAGGCCGGTAAGCTAATTGATCTCTATAAAGGCGGCCAGTCCGTAGGTGCAAATGCATCCCTTGATGAAATAGAGAGGCGGATAAAAAATCTTCAAGCCGACCTTGATGACAAAGGTTTCCTTGCTGACGTAAACCGAATCGGCATGGATACCGCTGGTAAAAGGGCGGAGCTTGAACAGCTTCAACGCCGTGCTTCGCTAATTAAGTCGCTTAATAACCTTCCGCTTACCCCTGCAACCGTATCAGGTAAAGGAGTAACTAAAACTAATTTCAACCTTGGCGCAGGGGAAAGTAACGGCAAGACATCTCCTGACGCTGGAGCTAAAAAGCTTGAGAGTGCGTTTAAAGCTACTGAGTTGGCCTATCAGAAACAAATCGCCCTTATAGATACGACCGGAAAGAAAGTAACCGAGGTAACTGAACTTCAGCGCCTTCAGTTTGATATCGCGGACGGTAAATTAACAGGCCTGAACGAGACTCAAAAAACGCGACTTACCCAGCTCGCCACTGAAGTCGACAGACTCAATGATATTAAGAAGCTGAACCAAGAAAATCTAAAGTTGGCAGAGTTTATCATTAACCTGCAAACCTCAAACCGAAACGATAAAGCATCGCTGGATATTGATATTGCTGGCAGATGGTTAGGGGATGAAGAGCGTGAACGCATGCGTGAACGTCTCAGAATCGAGGCTGACTTCCTTTCCCAGCAGGCAGAACTTCAGAAGCAATATCAGTCTGGTGACATTACCAAAAGCCTGTATGACCGAGAAACTGAAGCTCTTAACGATGCGCTAGCTGAGCGTCTTCGTATTCAGGAAGAATATTACCAACAAGTTGATCAGCTCAGAAATGACGGAACTGCCGGGTTTGTTTCAGGACTGACTACGCAGATTGAAGCCTCAATGGATCTGTATAGCAACATGCAGGAGGTTGGAGCCCTGGCGTTCAGCAGCCTTACCGACATGATTGTTGAGTGGGCTGAGACCGGTAAGATGAACGTAAAAGACTTCGCATCCACGTTCATTCAGTCTATGGGCGCAGCTCTTCTCCAGTATGCGGCCGCACAGGTTGCCATGGCCGCCCTCCAGGCATTTACCTCCATGATCGGTATTCCTTATGTGGGTCCTGCTCTGGCAGGTCCAGCCGCTACAGCAGCAGCGGCCAGCGCAGGGGTGTTGATGCTTGGCGTCAGCACAGCCCTTAAAGGTCAGGCTCATGACGGTATCGACTCGGTACCAGAAACGGGTACATGGCTTTTACAAAAAGGTGAGCGTGTGACCACGGCTAAAACCAGCGCAAAACTGGATGCCACGCTTGACCGTGTTGGCAGACAGTCCACTGGAGGTCAGGCCCCAAACATCAATATACCCCTGGAAATTCACGGCGATCCTGACCAGCGCACTCTGACGCTTATTGAAGGCGCGGTGATGCGTGGAGCTAAATTAGGGTACCAGATGACCACCAACGATCTAGCTGCCGGAACGGGGAAGGCGTCCAAGGCTCTTAACGGTGGGTGGGCGGTAGGAAGGAAAAAACGCTGATGGCTATTTCAACAAGCATTAACTATCCGCATGACGCACTGCCCGTACCGCTACAGGAAGGGTATGGGCTGCGTCCCGTAAGTCCAATAGCCAGAACGCAAATGACCAGCGGGCGAGCGCGGCAACGTCGGCGTTATACCTCAACCCCAACTGTCGCAACTGTTTCCTGGTTGCTTACTGATTCTCAGGCTCAGGCGTTTGAGGCCTGGTACCGCGATGCGATTACCGATGGTGCTGCCTGGTTCAATATGAACTTGCGAACACCGGGAGGGGAGGCGGCAAAAGTTTGCCGCTTTACGGATATCTACCAAGGTCCAGACCTGGAGGGCGGAAACTTCTGGCGCTACTCAGCTGAGCTTGAATTATACGAACGCCCCTTACTTCCGCCTGGCTGGGGTAATTTCCCTGAATTCATAACAGGTTCGGATATTATCGATCTGGCACTGAATAAGGAGTGGCCCGAAACATGACCAGTGCGGCTCTCAACCGGCTTTATGCATCCGGCGGTGAAGAAGTCATTCTGGACACGCTGCAGATCACCGTCGGCGGACAGAGTTACTGGCTAACCCGCGGCTGGGAAGACATTACAGCCACGCTTGAAACGGGTGACAAAGCGACGTTTACCGGCTCAGCCATCGACGTGGCGCTGCCGGCGCGCAATTCAGACGGCACACAGGATCTAAAATTCGCCATCAGCAATATCGACGGCGTGGTTTCGACTGCAATCCGCAACGCTCTTGATAACCTTTCCAGTGCTTCCCTGACGTTCCGCCGGTATGTTTCTTCTGACCTGTCTGCACCTGCAGCCCCGCCATTCACCCTGACGATAAAGGAAGGTTACTGGACGGCCACAGAAGTGCAGATCACCGCTGGCTATATGAATATCCTCGATACCTCGTGGCCGAGAGTTCGCTATACGCTGCCACTGTTCCCCGGATTACGTTACCTGCAGTAGGAAATCATTATGTTCAATCCCGATAAATACCGTTCTGTCGAGTGGCAGAAGGGAGGCCGCGCTTTCCCCGCGCTCGACTGCTTTGGCATTGTTAACGAAATCCGGCGCGATCTGGCCCTGGCGCCATGGCCTGAATTCGCCGGGGTCACCAAGGACGATAATGGCCTTGACCGGGAGGCGCGCGGGCTGATGACCGACCTGCATCGTTGCGAGCCTGTGCCGGGCGCGGGCATTGCCTGCTATTCAGGATCTGTGGTGACGCATGTCGCCATCGTCGTGGAGATTGACGGTGTGCTGCATGCCGCTGAGTGCAATCCTCGCACAAATGTAACCTTCTTGCCGCTGGCGCGGTTTGCGCGCCGCTTCATTCGCGTGGAGTATTACCAGTGACGATCCGTATCTACCCCTCCCGGTTACCCGGGGAACCGCTGGAAACCCACCATCATGAAGCCCTCAGCCTTGCTGACTGGTTTGCACAGAACGTTGAGGGATGGACTCCGGATCAGCAGCATCCGGTAGCGGTTGAAATCGACGATGTTCCGGTACAGCCGGAAGAGTGGGCGCTGTGTGCTATTCGGCCTGACAGCGATGTAAGAATGTACCCGGTGCCGTACGGTACCGGTGCGGAAATCGCGTTGTGGGTGGCCGTCAGCGTTGCTGTTGCCTCTGCTGCATACTCAATTTACATGATGAGCACGATGCAGACTGGCGGAGCGAGCCAGCCGAGTAATGGTGATCAGCTTGAGCTAAACCCGGCCAAGGCCAACATGGCTAAACTGGGCGATCCCATTCGCGAGATTTTTGGCCGCTATAAGGTGTGGCCGGATTACGTCGTCCAGCCGGTTTCGCGCTTCGATTCCGCCGATCCCAAAAAATACGTGACCAGCATGTTTTTGTGCGTGGGTGCGGGCGACATGGCTCTGCCCGCGTCGGCGATACGCATCGGCTCCACGCCCGCATCCGCGTTCGGCAGTGATGTCAGCGCCACCATCTATCCACCGGGTGCCAGCGTTGCGGCCGACAGTCGCTCCGAGAACTGGTTTAACAGCGGTGAGGTCGGGAATACCACCTCGGGTACTGCGGGCCTCGATCTCGGCTCAACCGGCCCGCAGACGGTCAGCATCATCTCTGATGCCATTCTGGTAAGCGGTAACACCATCTCACTGATTGCGGCCACGGCCAGCGACGGAGAAACGGAGATCCCGGCGGCCTGGGTTGTTGGCACAGTAGTCACGGTTGTTGCGCCAGACTCCTACCGGGTTGCCAACACCGGCGGACACAGCGTGATTTATGGTGATGTCACTGAGTTACGGCCAGCTACAGGCATGCCTGTTTCGGTGGCTTTTAATGAGTCGACTTACGATCTGTATATTGCCAGTTACGCGGCTGGCGTTCCGGCG